ACAGTAAATTAATACGCTACCTAGCCAAGCATAAACATACCTCACCCTTTGGTCATGCCTTTGCATCCTTCCATTGTAAGGCTCCCATCTTTGTAGCACGACAACTGGTCAAGCATAAGTTCCTACGTTGGAATGAGGTTAGTCGTAGGTACGTAAGCAATTCCCCTGAGTTCTATGAGCCTGATGAATGGCGTGGTAAGTCTGCCGATAAGAAACAGGGCAGTGGCCCAGCATTAGAGGATAATAACATACACATTCAGACAACACAGCGTATTGTTTCTATGTTGTATCAGTCTCTATTAGAGAAGGGAGTGTGTGAAGAACAAGCAAGAATGGTGTTGCCACAAAACACCATGACTGAATGGTACTGGTCAGGATCACTTGACGCCTTTGCAGATATGTGTAATCTTAGGACTAAGCTTGATACACAGTGTGAGACACGGGACTTAGCATTTCAGATAGATGCGGAGATGCTCTCCTTATACCCTGTATCATGGTTTGCTTTAACAAGAGGAGTACATGATTAGATGGCTAATGATACACCACATTCACCATGCCCTTACGAAGAATGTGCATCATCAGATGCATTCAACTGGAACGATGATGGCTATGGGTTTTGTCACTCATGTCATCAATCATACCCAACAAAAAATATGCCAGCTACTTTCGGCTGGGCTAAAGAGGAGTACCCATTGAAAGATAACAGACAACCACAAGTTATACCTGTTGAAGGTGTCAAGTATACTGGCATCAGAAGCATAGACCCTGACGTATGTAAGCTGTATGGTATTCAGATACAGACAGGCCCAAATGGTGAGGATGTAAGGTATGCATTCAAGTATCCTCATACAACTAAGTACCGTATGTGTAATGACAAATCTAAGTCATGGGTAAAAGATCGTGGCCTTGGTATGAACCATTTGTTTGGGCCAGAGTTTAATGCTGGTACTGGTAAGCGTATCTATATAACTGAGGGTGAGTTTGATGCCGCTAGTTTGTATCAGATACTAGGTAAGACATTCCCTGTTAAGTCTTTGCCTTCATCATCCATTGGTGAGAAGTTTATTAAGAACAATATGAAGTACCTGTCTTCCTTTAGAGAGGTTGTGTATGCTGGTGAGCTTGACGATCCCGGCCGAAGGGCCGCTAACAAATTGTATCAGGCATTCCCTGAGAAGTTTTACTTTGTACCTATGACAGAGTTCAAGGATGCTAATGAGTTCCTTGAGAAGGGTAAGGCTACCAGCTTAATGTGGGCAGCTAAGTCACCTCAACGGTACTCACCTGAGAACTTCTTCTGTTCTGCTGATGACTTCTCTCATGCACTACGTAATGAAAGTCCTTATGAGTATGTATCAACAGGTCATGCAGGTCTTGACGAGAAGATCAGAGGTATGGTCAAGGGTGGGCTTACATTCATTAAAGCACCCCGTGGTACAGGTAAGACAGAGGTGATACGATACTTTGAGACAGGCTTACTTAAAGACCCTGAGATTAAGATAGCATTGCTGCACATGGAAGAGATGAAGTCTACTACACTACGTGCTATGGCAACCTATCAACTAGGGTGCAACGTTAGGACAAAAGAAGATTCAGACAATAACAATGTAACACTTGATCAAGTGGAGGAGGCAGCAAAGACAGCGGCAGATGCTAACAACAACAGGACAATCATCTTTGAGATGATGTCACACGATGACCCCTTGAAGCTACTAGATTATACTAGGCTAGCAGTATCAGCTTACGGCGCTGACTATGTGTTTGTTGATCACGTTCAACGTCTAGCTTACCTATCTAACTCTGGCGTTGATGGTGCTACTAGTACACTTACTACATTAGGATCACGTATGGCTCAACTTGCCAAAGAGTTAAACATTGGAGTGATCTTTATATCACAGGTTAATGATGATGGCAGAACTAAGTATGCTGCATCCCTTGAAGAAGAGGCAATCATCTGTATAAAGATAGAACGTAACGCAGAAAGCGAAGATGAGGTGGAACAGAATACCACCAACTTTATCGTAGATAAGAACAGACCCTTTGCTAAGTTAGGTAACGCTGGTTCGGTCTACTATGATCCAGTAACTACCATACTTAGGGAGGACATGCTCTCAGAGGAGTACAAAGCGGCATGATATTGTTTGATGTAGAAGCAGATGGCCTATTTAAACAGGCTACTAAGATACACTGCCTATCCTACACCAGTGACGGTAAGGAAATAAAAAGCCTTACCGACTACAACGATATGCGAAATCTCTTACTCAAAGAGAATGTATTGATAGGCCACAACATAACACGTTATGATATACCTTTATTAAATAAGTTATTAGGTATTAAGATTAAAGCAAAACTTTATGACACACTTGCTATGTCATGGGTTATCAATACTAGCAGACCTAAACATGGGCTAGAGTCTTTCGGAGAAGACTTTGGCATACCTAAACCCGTGGTAACTGATTGGGTATCAGGGGATGTTCAAGTCTACATTCATCGTTGTGAAGAAGATGTTAAAATAAACTGGATGCTTTGGTCTAACTTGATCCAAAGATTTATGATGGTGTATAAAGATAAAGAAAACTTAGATAAGTATTTTAGATACCTATCATTTAAAATGAGGTGTGCATTCACCGCTGAGTTTTTTGGATGGAAGCTTGACAAAAAGCTTGCACAAGATTGTGTAAACAAACTTGAGTTACAACAGAAAGAAAAGATTGATGAGTTAAAGACAGTGATGCCAATGCGTACCTTGTTTAGGAAGAAGACTAAGCCAAAGGTAATGCATAAGAAGGATGGTACATTGTCTAAGCAAGGCATAGAGTGGAAAGAATTACTACAAGAGAACATGCATCCCACTAACTATGTCGGTGAAATAGAAATTGTAAAAGGTGTTGAAGAACCTAACCCTAAGTCAAGCGATCAAGTAAAGTCTTGGTTGTTCTCACTTAATTGGAAGCCTTGTACATACAAGTATGATAAAGATAAAGATGGTAAAGATAAAAAGATACCACAGATACGTAAGAATGGTGACCTAACTGACTCAGTTAAGTTGCTTATAGGTAACAATCCACAGGTAAAAGTTCTTGATGGCTTGACTGTTATACAACACAGACTAGGTATCTTTAAAGGTTTCTTAGAGTGTGAGGTTAATGGTTATGTTGAGGCAGGTATTGAAGGTCTTACTAATACACTTAGATTTAAACATAGAAAACCTTTATGTAACCTTCCAAGTATTGATAAGCCTTGGGGTAAAGAAGTACGAGGGTGCTTAGTATCACCAGATAAAGATTCTGTTTTATGCGGTGCTGATATGACATCACTTGAAGACACAACTAAGAGGCATTACATGCAACCCTATGACCCTAAGTATGTACAAGATATGTCACAAGAGGGATTTGATCCACACCTTGACCTTGCTAGACATGCTGGTGCTGTTACTCAGGATCAGATCAACAAGCATAACTCAGGTGAAGTTTCTCTCAAGTCTTTGCGTAAGAATTACAAGGTAGTAAATTACTCTGCTACCTACGGTGTTGGTGCAGCTAAGTTATCTAGAGAGACAGGCATGACAGTACCAGAAGCGAAGAGACTTCTTGATGCATATTGGGAAAGGAATTGGTCTGTCGCACAGTTTGCAAGCGACAACCTAAAGAGAGTTAAAACAATAGCGGGACAGATGTGGGTACAAAATCCTGTCAGTAAGTTCTGGCACACTCTTAGGTATGAGAAGGATGTATTCTCTACCCTCAATCAATCAACTGGTGCTTATTGTTTTGATAAGTGGATGGCTTACTACCTACAGGATAACCCTAATATCATTGGTCAGTTCCACGATGAATCAATTAATGTCGTTAAGAAAGGACAAGAAGAAGAACACAAGACACTACTTGTATCAGCAATAGGTAAACTAAATAAGGAGTTGAAGCTCAATGTAGAACTAGGTATTGATGTGCAGTTCGGAAATAAATATTCTGAAATACACTAATAAGGTCTTGCATGTGCTTTTTATTACATGCTACACTTAACATCTTAACATTATAGGAGTTGTCTAACATGGCAAAAATTACAGTAACAGGTTTAGCACAATGGGCTAAAGTATTTGAAGAAAACCGTGACCTCTTAGGCTATCAAGGTCAGTGGGCAGAGACAGACGGACGATGCTCAATTGAGATGGTTCTTGATGAAGAGAATGCCAAACGCATTACTGCTTCAGGTTGTATGAGTAAAGGTAAACCAGACCCAGAAGGTCGGGGTAATATCTTTAAGTTTAATCGTAAGTTCTCTACCCCAAATGATTGGGATGGTGATGCACCTGTAGTCTACAAAGCAGATGGTACTAAATGGAACTATGAGTCTGATGGTACTATCGGCAATGGTTCAGAGGTTCTTGTAGAATTAGATGTCTATAAGAATAAAGGTTATGCCACTTACACTACTCGGCTAGAGCGTGTGAAGATCATCAACCTTGTTGAGTATAGTGCTGGTGCTGGTGGAGCTAACGATCCATTCACTGCAGATGTATCATCCTCTGATGCACCTGTGATTGCTGCTCAGTCTCTTGGTACAGCGGTAGATACTTACGACGACATACCTTTTTAATAGGAGCAATACATGCCTAAGATAGAAACATTAGTCAAAGATATGTACCGTGTAATTGAAGGGAAGGGTGGGTGGGATAAAACAATTACACAGTATCTTGCAGAAAATATTTCAGCTAATGCTGAAGCAAGGTTTAAAGAACCACAGAAGCCCAGAGGATATCTGAGCTTCTCTTCTATCGGCTCCCCATGTAAGAGAAGGACTTGGTATAGGATAAATAGAACAGTAGAAGCTGCGCCATTAAATCCACAACTGCTTGGTCTTTTCTTTTACGGGGATTTACTTGAGACTTTAATCTTAGCACTAGCAAAGGCTGCTGGTCACGATGTTCAAGGGGAGCAAGACCGTATGTCTGCTGGTGGTATCAGGGGTCATAGGGATGCAGTCATTGACGGTATGACGATTGATGTTAAGTCATCTTCAAGATATGGAATGACAAAGTTTGTTAATCATTCCTTGAGAGAGGATGACCCATACGGTTACATCAGTCAGCTAAGTTCATATGTCTACGCCGCTAAGGATGATCCCTTAGTTACCAATAAAAAAGAGGGTGCTTTTCTTGTCGTACAGAAGGATACCTTTAATCTTTGTCTTGATACTTACGACTTTACAAAAGAGATAAAGACTAAAGAGAAAGAGATAGCAGACATAAAATCAATAGTGCTAGGCCCGTTGCCTGATGAACGCATTAAACCTATAAAGCAATCTCCTACATCGGAGAATACAAAACTTTCTTTTGCTTGTGCAGGTTGTGAGTTCAGAAAGATATGCTGGCCTGAAGCTAGGGTGTTTAAATATTCATCGGGTAAAGAGTACCTAATTGATGTAGTTAAAAAGCCCAAGGTAGAGGAGTTAATAGATTGAGTAAGCAGGGCAAACAAAAGGGCAGACTTGGGCAACAAGAGATTAGGGACTGTCTACTAGAGACTTTCCCTGAGCTTGAGCCTGATGATGTTAAGTCTACAATTATGGGAGACACTGGTGCTGATGTACAGTTATCACCTAAAGCACAAAAGATTATACCCATATCTATAGAAGTTAAACGTAGGAAGTCGGGATTAAAAACAGTCTACGGTTGGATGGATCAAGCTACTAACCACAGCAAAGGCCCACCAGTTGTCTTCTATAGATCAGATAGACAGCCTTGGTTAGTTGTAGTAAATCTGCAGCATTACTTATCTCTATTGAGAGGATACAAAACTGATGGCCTACCACTCAGACCTACGAAAACCAAACCATAAGATATGGGGTGTCATAGAAGGACCAATTCATTCTAGTGACATAGATGAAGACGAACATGATATGTATGTAAACCTATGTAAGGTAGAGATAGATGGTAAGATACAACACATTGAATACTACTTTCAAACTAGGGACGATGCATACGAGATGGTCAAATACTTTCTAACAAGTATTGATCCAATTGAAATTGAGAGTGATGATGATTGACATTGCATTCTTTATAAGTATAACTGGGGACTTTAACTTTGGAGTATGAGCTTAACTTGAGAATAAAGGTAGATAAAAATGCCAACTTCTTAGAGGTAGATATAAATGATCACTCTGAGATACTACAAGAACTAACACTTAACGCTATGTATGACATAGATGATATAACAATTGATCAATGTGAGGTAATTAAACATGACTAAAGTTACAATTGATGGTGCGGAGTATGATACTGATACCTTTAATGAGGAACAGAATAGCTTACTGCATCAGCTACAAAATAACCAAAACGTTTCGGCTCAAGTACAGTATCAATTACATGCCTTACAGGTACTAAAAGATTTACTATCAAAAAAACTAAGGAAGTTGCTAGATGATAACGGATAAGAACATAGAAACCTATGACGGTTATACAGATTTCGTAGAGGGTAAAATTATTACTGACCCGTCAGACCGTTTAATGGAAAATCTACTAGGTCTTTGTGAAGAAGTAGGTGAGTTACTTGGTAAAGTAAAGCGTATGCTACGGGATAAAGAATTTAACAGAGAGGATATACTTAATGAGTGTGGTGATGTATACTTCTACAATACTTCTATTGCCAGTTACTTTGGCAGCAGTTTAACAGAGGTAATTAATATTAATATGGATAAATTAAATGATCGTGAAGCACGTGGTGTTCTTAAAGGAAGTGGAGACAAGCGATGAAGGATAACTATTTACCTACTGACTATCAAACCTTTATTGCCACTAGCCGCTATGCTCGTTGGCTAGAAGATAAAGGACGTAGAGAAACATGGGGTGAGACTGTTGAACGTTATATGGATAACATCATCAAGCCTATACTAAAAGGTGCAGATAAAGATATTAAATTAATTCGTGACAGCATACTTGGACTTCAAGTTATGCCTTCCATGCGTTCAATGATGACAGCTGGTAAGGCTGCACAGCGTGATAATACTTGTATGTATAACTGTAGTTACCTACCTGTGGATGACATGAAATCATTTGATGAGGCCATGTTCGTCTTGTTGTGTGGTACTGGTGTCGGCTTCAGTGTTGAGCGACAGTTCATCAGCAAGCTCCCAGATGTGCCAAAGCTCTTTGAGAGCGAGACTACTGTAGTCATCAGGGATAGTAAGGAAGGTTGGGCTAAGGGTCTTCGTCAAGTGTTGGCACTCCTGTGGGCTGGTGAAATTCCTAAGTGGGATACAAGTAAGGTTCGTCCTTCTGGTGCAAGACTAAAGACATTTGGAGGTAGAGCCAGTGGCCCTGCACCTTTGATTGATTTATTTAACTTCGCTGTTACTACATTCAAACAAGCACAACCGCAGTCTGATGGTGGTAAAGGCCGTAAGCTATCTAGTATTGAGTGTCACGATCTTATGTGTAAGATTGGTGAGGTAGTCGTGGTCGGTGGAGTTAGGCGTTCGGCTATGATCAGTTTGTCAAATTTGTCTGATGATCGTATGCGTCATGCTAAGTCAGGTGCATGGTGGGAGAATGCAGTCCATCGTGCATTAGCAAACAACTCTGTGTCGTACACTGAGAAGCCTGACAGTATGGCATTCATGCGTGAGTGGACATCCTTAATGGAAAGTGGCAGCGGTGAACGAGGTATCTTCAATCGTCAAGCCAGTATAAAGCAAGCTGCTAAGAATGGTAGGCGTGATGCTAATTACGAGTTCGGAACAAATCCATGTTCGGAAATAATATTACGTCCAAACGAATTTTGTAATTTATCTGAGGTAGTTATACGGTCAACTGATAGCCTAAAAGACATTGAAGAAAAAGTCCGTATCGCTACCATCTTGGGTACTGTACAAAGTACTTACACTAACTTCCCTTACCTACGTAAGATTTGGCAGACGAACACAGAAGCAGAACGTTTGCTTGGTGTATCTCTTACAGGTATCATGGACAACCCGTTGATGACCTTGAGCAACAAGGGACTATCACAAACATTGGAGCATCTAAAACATGTTGCAGTTGCTACTAACGCTGAGTGGGCTGAACGCCTTGGCATCCCTGTGTCTGCTGCTATCAGCTGTGTTAAACCTTCAGGCACAGTATCACAGTTGGTTAATTCCTCCTCTGGTATTCACGCTCGTCACAGCCCCTATTATATTCGTACTGTTCGTGGTGATAACAAAGACCCACTAACGCAGTTTATGAAAGATCAGGGCATACCTAGTCAGCCTGATGTAACTAAGCCAGATTCAACAACAGTGTTTAGCTTCCCTATGAAGTCACCTGATGGTGCAGTACACACTGCTGATATGTCTGCCATTGAACAGTTAGAAATGTGGTTAGCCTATCAAAGATCATGGTGTGAACATAAGCCATCAGTAACTATCAATGTTAAAAACTGTGAGTGGATTGAAGTGGGAGCATTTGTTTACAAACACTTTGATGAAATGTCTGGTGTATCTTTCTTACCATTCAATGAACATACATATCAGCAAGCACCTTATCAGGATTGTTCTAAGACAGACTATAAGACTTTACTATCTTGTATGCCTAAATCAATTGAGTGGGAAATGCTTTCAGAGTATGAGGCAGAAGATAACACCTCTGGTATGCAGACACTAGCATGTAGCGGTGATGTCTGTGAGTTAGTGGATATCGTCTGATGCAATTAGAAATGTTTGAAAATATAAAGGTTCATTTTGAGGGAGGTCTTGAGTGTAACAACTGTGGCGTCACGCAACCAGTAGAAAACTTTCAACATATGCTATCAGGAGAAATAAAAAGAAAGTGCAGAACTTGTGCGAGAAACCAATCAAGTCTGATCAAACACTTGAAGACTATACATACCTACCCAGATGATGATTACGTATGCCCTATATGTACTAGGAATATGGAAGAGATATCTAGGAAGGGACAAAAGAGACTTCAGAATTGGGTGCTTGATCACTGTCACGATACCGAAACTTATAGAGGTTGGGTATGTCATCACTGCAATGTGGGTCTGGGAGCTTTCTCAGACTCATCTGACAGAGTAAGCAATGCCTACGAATACTTAATGAAACATGAAACCAAACTAAATGAAGGAAAATAAAATGGCAGTAAGAAAACATTTTAACAAGTCTTTATATAAAAAATATGATGCTATTGCTAAAGATACTTTGATCTCTTTACTTGAGGCTAAAGGGCATACCATCATTAATAGTGAGGAAGATTACTACGCTGATGTAGTATCTCAGAAAGGTGACTACACATACTTCAATGAGGCAGAGGTTAAGTCTCAGTGGGTAGGTGATTGGCCTACACATTGGTCAGAGATAAGGATACCAGAAAGGAAGCAAAGACTATTAGATAAATACGAAGGATCAAATGGGGTGTTAAACTTTTATGTCTTCCGTAATGATATGAAACAAGTGTGGCGTATTAAAGACACATGTCTTACAAAAGAAAGTCTTGGTGAGGCACAGGGTAGACGAATTAAAAAGGGTGAGTTATTCTTTCACATCCCTTACACTAATGCGGAGTTAATTAACTTATGATTAAGCCATCAAGAATGCCAGACGAAACTCTTTCAGAGAACTATAACTCTGTTAGTAAACCTTTTCATTATAACACAGGTGACATAGAATGTATAGACTATATTAAACAGGTACTGGGCAATGAAGGTTTCATTGCTTACTGCCAAGGTAATATGATTAAGTATCAACACCGACACAGGTATAAACAAAAACCAGTTGAAGATATGGAGAAGGCAGCATGGTACATGGATAAGATGATGCAAACAATGAAGGAGGTACACAAATGAATCCCTATGATGAAGGTCAGAAATCCTTTAAGTTGGGTAAGTTAAGCAACCCTTACTCTATAAATAGTAACAACAACAGAAGCTGGGAGTATGGATTTAATACTGCATACTTCTCTAACTTAAAAAAAGTAAGTGACAATGAGCAAAGAATTAGAGAACGAAGCAAAAAAGTATACGCAAAAGAAGCGAACACCTAAAACAGTTAAGCCCCTTACTTCTAGGCGGTATCTAGCAGGGCAAGCTCTTGCTGGATTACTACCTAATAGTAGGGGGCTTACTCAGATGTCTGAAATAAAAAGAGCAGCATATGAGTGGGCAGACTATATGTTAGATGATGACTAGTCGTATCTCTGTCTAGTTGTACCTAACTTCATATCTTTTTTGAAGTCATACTTAGGTATAAAAGCCATGATACGCTGGCGTCTGTTGATCTCATCTACAATAGACCCAGCGTTTTCTATATATTCTTTGGAGGTTTTTGC